CATCGATAACCGAAGACATAGGCAGGCATTTGATGGGCGAATCGGCACCCGCTGATCCCGATACCGATACCGACGAGACACCGGTCGCGCAGTACGACTTTGACAGTGACTTTCAGCAGCGCATTGTGGCGCTGATGATGCGCGACCCCAAGTTCATGCGGCGCACAGAGGGATTGGTCAGGCCGGAGTATATGGATTCTGAAGCCATGAGTTTCTTGGTGGATATTTCCAATAGCTACTTCGACAAGTACCGACGCATCCCAAAGGGCAGAGCCATTGTTGCCGAGCTGTTCAAAGATGCGTTCTCGGCTAAGCGACTGCGTGAAGAACTACGCCGGGAGATCATCGAGACCTACAAGCTGATCAACAAGGTCTCACTGGAAGACGGCGACTTCATCGCGGATAAGGTCGGCACCTTTGCACGGCGTCAGGCAGTGATACAGGCGTACTTTCGCTCACAGTCGCTGATCGACAAGGGCGATCTGGACGGCGCTCAGAATCTGATGAAGAAGGCGTTTGATACCGGGTCGCTGGAAGCGTTTGAGGAAATCGACTATTGGAACGGCATTGAAGCGCGAACGCAGTACCGCAAGGATAAAGCCGCTGGTTTAATCAAGCCCAACGGCATTACCACTGGCGTCCCCAAGCTGGACAAAATGCTGTATCACGATGGCTGGGGTCGTAAAGAGCTTTCCACGATTCTCGGCGCAGCCAAGCGCGGTAAAAGCATGGGTTTGGGCTTTTTCGCGGTAAACGCCTCGAAAGCCGGCTACAACGCGCTCTACGTCACACTGGAAGTGGCCGGTGAAATTATCGCCGAGCGTAACGATGCGAATATCTCCGGCACCGATATGGACGCACTCGAATCCAAAATGCACGAAGTGCAGGATTCGGTGAACAAAGAAGGCAGCAAGACCGGGCGCGGTGAGTTGCGTATCGTTAGCTTTTCATCAGGCAGTCTGACGCCCTCCATGCTGCGCCGGGTTATCGAGCGCTACCGAGCCGATGGCATTATCTTCGATATGATCGCCGTCGATTACGCCGATATTATGGCACCGGAGCATTACACCGATAACGACATTGCCAACAGCAAGCAGGTATGGCTGGGGCTGCGAGCGATTGCACATGAGGAAGACGCCGCTGTACTCACCGCAACACAGACCAATCGCGATGGCTTCAAGAAAGACACCGCCAAAGCCGAAGACACCGCCGAAGATTTCAACAAGGTGCGCATTGCTGACTTGATGATCTCCATTAACCGCAGTGATGATGAAAAAGCTGCCGGCGAAGCGCGACTGTTTATTGCCGCCTCTCGCAATCAGGTGGGTGAAATTACCATTAAAATCACGCAGGACTTGAGCAAGATGCAATTCATCAAGGGCGTCACTGGATTCACATAGAGGTAAGACATGGCATTGATCGGCTGGCTGTTAGCGTACTGGGGATTGTGGATGGTGATCGGCTCACTGGTAATGAGCATGCGCTTTCCTGATTTTTCTGAGGAAATGGCGGAGTACCGGGACGACCCTATTGGTGAAAAGTTTGTAGTGCTGTGGTCGTATCTCAAATACCTGACGGTGTGGCCCGCCAAGTACCGACTTCGCGAACAGGCTGAAGACGACGATGACGATGACGACGACGAACCATCATTACCACAAGAATAATGAGGAACTGACCGATCTTCTTGATCTGGTAGACCCGGAAGACTTTCTGATCTGGCTGGGTGTGGACTATCAGATGACACGCGGACGCTCAGGTGTCCAGCTCAACATCAAGGAGTGCCCGCGCTGTGGTGGCGCAGAGCGCAAGGTCTATCTCAACGCGGAGAGTGGCCTGGGCAACTGCTTTCACGGCAGCTGCGTCGATGAGCCCGGTTACAACCTGTTTTCATTTACCAGAGCTTTCTTTGAGGGCGATGCAAAGGAGACTGTCGCTCAACTGAAAAACTACGCCGCGACTGTGGGCTGGAAGCCAAAAAAGAAAGCGCCGCTTACTCAAAGCGTTAAAGCCGCAGGGGCGATCACGCTGCCCAAGAGCTACGCCATACCGATCAACGGTAAAAATCTGAGCTACCTGCAAACGCGCGGCATCAGTATCGAGATTGCGACGGAGCTGGGTTTGCGCTTTTGCAAGCAGGGCGGGTTCGACTACACCGCCCCCGATGGCAACAAGCGCCGTCAGGACTACAGTGGCCGGGTGATCGTGCCGGTGCGTGATTTGCAGGGCGAGGTGCGCACCTTTCAGGGCCGTGATATTACCGGCACCGCGGAGCGTCGGTATCTGTTTCCACCGGGATTAGCCGGCACCGGGCAATTCCTGTTCAACGCGCACAATGCCCTGAACTGTGAGACGCTGATCATTGCGGAGGGCGTGTTTGACGTTGCAGCAACACTGATGGCATTGAAAGACGATCACACGCAGTCTTGTGGCGTCGTGGGCAGCTTTGGCAAGCGCATCTCAATGTCAGCGCAGGGTGAGGAAGATCAGCTGTCACAGCTCTACAAATTGCGTGAATCAGGCACCAAGCAATTCATCTTTCTGTGGGATGGTGATCTTGCCACGCTGAATGACGCCTGCGATGAAGCACTACAGCTTCGACGCTATGGCTTTGACACCTATATCGCGATGCTCCCCGCCGGTAAAGACCCCAATGAAGTGCCGGCGAGTGTGGTGCGTCAGGCGATCAATGCCGCGCACCAGGCAACGACGATGAAGGTCAATGCCATCAAGATGCGACTGCGAGCGACCCGAGCGTGAACGCCCGCATCTAGCGCGATATGATCAATGATCACCATTAAAAGCAGAAACGAGAAAACAGCATGAATACCGTTACTTTAGGCATCAACTCGTTGCAAAATCAGGAAGGCAATAGTGATAAAATCTATCAAATTGTCGGCGTCTGGGTAAACGACGTGATAAGTACCTATTTTCGCGTTTACGGGCCTAGCGTCAGCCCCAAACAAATTCAGACGTTTGATGGCACCCCCATTAAAATTCAGGAGAGCTGCCGGAAAATTTTCGACGAAAAGATAAAGACCTATGATCAAGTCCAATTGCATAAAATGTATGCCTGGCGTGGTTCGCGATCAGACTGGTCGCAAAAGGATCAGGGTGAGAAGTTTGTATTGGAATCACTCAAAGATCACGGTCAGTGGGAAAAATTCACACCCAGTTTCAGAGCTAAATTGGCAACTGCATTGAACAAGATTGGCAGCTTCATGACCGAAAATACCGAAGACCCGGATGATCTATTCATGACGCAGAATGCACTCAGAGAGAAGCGCGACGCCGGCAGGCGCTTGAATCAAGAGGGCGAAAAGCTGATCAATTGGGGCGCATTTTGAGACTCGCACATACTAACTATAAGGTAAGTATGGAATGACCAAACACAAACCGGAAAGAAGCAAAGCCGGTGACAACGGCTACTACCATCCATGCGACGCAGTGGGCAGGCAGCGTCACTACGGCGTTTGTCTGTTTACACTCCAGGCATTCGAGCGCGGGCAGCAACTCAATGAAGCCCCATGCGTAAAGGCAATGCAAGACGGCACTTGCCCCGCCATGAAGATGCGAAAGGAAGAACAACAGGCGGGTGAAGCGCTGTACTTTGTGGCGCGTGAAGCACCAACCACGCGCCACTACGACACGGCGCATCAAGCGCGTCAGCAAGCCAAGATCGATACCAACAGTGATTCGTACCAGCGCGGGCGCTACGGGGTGATCTGGGGCTCCAGCGAGTCCAAGCACAAATCCCAAAGCAAATCGGCGATCGCACAGTCGATGCCAAAAAAGCAGCCTGATGAATTTGTCGAGTTCGCCGGCGCCATCGTCAATGCGGTATCCAAACGCACGCAGAAGCAGATCAAGCAGGAAATGATCACCGTGGGGCGTCCCGCCGCTGCCCGCCGCGCAAAGGCACAGCGTAAGGGGGATACGCTGAAGCCCTCAGTTTTGCACTACATGACAAAAGCCGAAATGCACCAGCTCAAAGTCTTAAAAACCGAGCTCAGTCAGCTTCAAAGTGCCTGAGCCATTACTGCGCATAATCAACATTATGTTAAATGCTGAAAAATGAGGAAATCAAAATGGGTTTAATGACAGGCACAATGCCAGCGCAAAAACCACTGGTTATGACCAGCGATCAAGTCTTTGGCGTGATCAAAGAAGTCGCCAGAGTCAGTGGTAATGAAAAGCAGACGATTCTAAAACAGCGCTTCGATGACCCCATGCTGCGCGCCGTACTGACAGCCACCTACGATCCGTTTGTCACCTATGGCATCAAGCAGATACCGGTAAGCACAGTAGCGGGCAATGAGGACTTCACCGATCACACGTTTGAATTGCTGCACAAGCTCGCCACTCGCGAACTGACCGGTAATGCCGCCAAGCAGGCGATTCTTTCAGAGCTGAACTTACTGAGTGATGAGTCAGTAACACTGTTGACCCGGATTCTCAAGAAAGACTTGCGAGCCGGATTCACCGCCGAAACCTGCAACCGCATCGAGCCGGGTTTCATCTTTGTGTTTAAGTGTATGAAGGCGCACAAGTTTGAAGGAAAGCGTATCAAGCAATGGCCGGTCGCTGCTGAACCCAAGTATGACGGTGTGCGCTCCTTAGCTGTGTGGGATGGTAGGAAAGTCACCTTTTACTCACTTACCGGCAAGGTGTTTGAAGGGATGACGCCAATTGCCGATGCCATTGCGGAAAAATTCAGTCTGCATGATGTATCAGCCACCGTGCTGGATGGTGAGCTAATGGATAAATCCAACGAGTTTAATAAAATCGTGGGTGATGTTCACAAGAAAGACTTTGCCGCTAACGATGCACTGTATTACGTGTTCGATGCGATTTCGTGGGAAGATTTTCAAGCCGATAAGGAACTGCGTGATTACCGTCAGCGTCGCATGGAGTTAAGCGCACTTGCGGAAAACACCGGGATGGTGACGCTAAAGAACGTCAGAGTGACGCCTGTCAGAGTGCTACGCAATCTCAAGCAGATTGAAAAGTGGGCTGAAGAAATCATGGCACAAGGCGGCGAAGGCTTAATCGTCAAGCCGCTTAATGGACTGTACGAAAAGAAGCGCTCGTACAACTGGCTCAAGATCAAAGGGGAGCACTCCATTGATGCGGTGATTCTCGCCACTGAAGGCGGCACCGGTAAGTACGAGGGTAAAATCGGGGCGGTGTTGATCGATTACAACGGTACACAGGTGCGCGTCGGCTCCGGCTTGACCGACGACATTCGCAATCTCGATCCTGATGAACTGATCAATCGCATGATTGAGGTTAAATATCATGAGGAAACTCCCGATGGCAGTCTCAGGCATCCGCGCTTTACTCGCTTTCGCGATGACAAGCCGGTAGAGGATGGTCACGGCGTCTGATGACAGCGACCCATACTCTAAATGCGCTGATTGCGGCTTGCTGGGTCGCAATCGACTTTTTGCTACTGCTGGAGTTTTTCTAACACCGTAGACCACCCCGCTGTGCCCTGTTATCTTCTTTGCCACAGGAGGACAGGGCATGAAAATCTCAGAAATCGCAAACAAGGATGAAACCGGTGCTTTGCTATCGCTGCAGCGTTTTTCCATTTGGAACGCCGAAGTCGAAACGCTCAGTCATACACAGTTACTGGCACACTACTCACTATTAAAGATGCAACTGGGCAGCGCTGACGCCATCAACATCATGCAGAATCTCAAGGGTGAATGCCTGTTGAGCATGATGTTGGGCGACATACTCACCTGCCCCTTTATCGATTGGCGGCCACCGGTCAATGATCTTGTCGCCCCTCACCTGCTGGCATTTATAGAGGCGCAGTCATTTGTCACTCGCGCCTGTATTTTGGTGGCTTTATCAGAAAACCGTCACATCAGTGAGCTGGTCAACCTGGATCGAAAAGCCGCACAGCTGATGCCCTGGTCAGATTTCAGCCGCAGGGTGATCGCCAAAATCCCCTCTCGCTTGGGCTGCGATTATGTCTTTTGGGAGGAAAACACGCTGCACCGCCCTACCCCATTGCTGTTTTTGGAGCGATCCATCAAGCAGGACTTGCAGGTGAGCTGGGCTGAGTTCGCCCGCGTGACGGAAAATCTGCTCCGGTTTGAGCATTTCGCACACCCCGAAATCGAAACACTGCTCGCGAACTGAATTCCCCGCCGTTTCAATCGAAGCTCTCCCAAGCTCCGTAGCACCGTTTAATCGTGAACAGTGCTACGACTCACCTTAACGCTAAAAACGTCACCACGACGCTCTCACGAAGTCTCAGATACGGGTTTGCTACGCAATCACTCTACTGGGTGCTTTTGAAAGGTGTTTCCATGGAAACTTGGAATTTTTTGAGGGGTATTTTCAGAGGTGTTTCCATGGAAACTTGGAATTTTTGAGCAACTGTTTCCATGGAAACTTGGAATTTTCAGCCCTTTTCGTCCATCGCTTTTTGTAAAACGTCTGCAATTTCAGAATCGGTCATAATTCGTTTGCCATCTTTCAAGACATTGATAAAAACCTGATCGCCCTTTCGAGTAATTGAAAAAAGTTTACCTGCCTTTCCAATATAAGTCTTTGCTCCATTTTTTATGACAGGCTTTTGCGTTTCATTATCAGGTAGTCTTTTAACAAACTGCTTAAAAGATTTTTCAACCTCTTTCTTTTGAATCGGATTGGTATGCATCCAGATTGTTTTAGGTGATTCAATCCAGTCTTTAATGGTTTGTTCTGGATGCGCTTGTAACGCCATAAAATAAAACAACGTATCGCGTCTGCAATTTTGAAGACGTACCTTGTCTCTGAATATTTCAGGCATGTATTGTGCGACGCGAATGTAATTGGCAATTGTCGAACGCGCTATACCCGTTTTAATACTCATGGCTTCAACACTGGCAAATAACGAGTTATCAATCGCCATTTTAAATGTATTGGCCCGACGCCAAAATGAAGGTGCTGTTCGATCATCATTCTCGGTAATCTGAGCCACAAATCCTTTTTCATCATTTATCGGCTCAATTAAAGCCAATACCTTAATGCCCAAAGCTAAACAGGCATGCAAACGACGAAAGCCAAAGATTTCCTCATAGTTGTAATCCGGGTGCTCAATTTCGCGAACACGAATCGGCGTGTGCTGTCCTTCATTGGCAATGGAGCGCATCAAGTCTTCAAAGTCGATACCGTTGAGGTCTTCTTTTTCGCGATCTTTATAAAGCCAGCTGCGCACTTTCAATGGATCAATCTGTGTCAGACGAGCACCGGCTGACTCGACGGGCTTTGCTTTTGGCTTCTTACTGAGTTGTTTGTTTGTCGTCGCAGGTGTGCGCGTATCCGCATCGGGCTTGTTGAGTTCGTCACTGAGCATGCCGAAGGCACCGGAGAGTCGCTTGTCGCTCATACATTGCTCCACTGGCGTTTAATGTCGGTCAGAATTTCTTCGCAGATGGCATTCAGGCTATTCAGCGCTCGCTTGTAGGTGTCCCGGCTGTTTATGGGTTTTTCCAGTTCGTAGACAGTGCGCATGTAAGCAGCCGCTTTGTCGATTTCGGTGGAAACCGGCAGCACGCTATCCATCACGTATTCGCCATATAAAGCGCGGATACGGCTTTCGTTGAATTTGTGCGTGGTCGAGCCGTCATGCTTGGAAATCAAAACACGCATGAAATCAAGCTCACGACCCAGCTGGTCGTAAAACAGCGACAAGCTCTGGCAAAACATCATAAAGGAGGCGCGATCAGCCGCCGCTGGGGGTAGGGGGATGAGCAGTCCATTGGCAGCCGCTAACGCATTGGCGGTAATCGAGCCCATGTTCGGCGGGCAGTCGATCAGGATGAGGTCGTAGCGATCCTGCACGGTCGCCAATACATTGCGCAGACGCAGCGCAGCACTCCCCATGTTGTCGCGGTTGTTCAGCTCCGGGTTGGGCAGTGTCAGGTCGAGGTCTTGCAGGGGCAGGCTGGTCGGGACAATATCCACGCCTTCAAAATAGGTGGGCTTGATGATGGCATCAAAGCCGTTCGCGTCTTGCAGCAGGTAGTCGTTGATCAGGTCGTTTTCGTCAAGGTCCACTTCGGGGATCAGCCCCGCCAATAAGAAGGTGAGGGTGGCTTGGGGGTCCATATCCAGCGCCAACACGCGCAAGCCTTCTATCGCCGCTTTTTGAGCCAGGTGCGCCGTGATGGTCGTCTTACCCACGCCGCCTTTAAAATTCACACACGCCACAATGGGCGTCTTGACGTGATCGGGACGGCGCACTCGGGAGCCAATCTCATCGCGAAGTCTGTTGATGCGCGGCAAGTCCCAGCGTCCATGATTCTGTGTGTTGCGGGGCACACCGGGGTCGCTCTCACGCAACCAGGGCATCGAGCGACCAATCAGGGCAGCAGTGTCTTTAATGCCCCAGGTACGCGGGCTCTTGGGAATGTAATCGGTATCTTGCTTGACGATTTCTCGGATTTTCAGCAGCTCGTCTTGGCTACGCTGTGAGAAGTCATCGAATAGGGAGGCGGGATTCGTAATACTGAGAGTTGGAGTGGTCTTCATAAAGTTCCCTGTTTGCTTGTAATGATGGTGTTTCCATCATATTAGGCAAAACAGGGAATAATGGGCAAACTTACCCGGTATTTTTTTGCTTATTCGTTATTTCGCGCAGATTCGTGACACCAGCGTTAAAAGAGTCATCGAACATATCGGCTTCGACGAGTGCCGCTTTAAGGTCCGGGTAGTATTCTTCTAAAACCGCGACCACCATGGGCTTGGGGTCTTTGCCCATCAGCTTTGCCAAGGGCACCAGCTTGCTAATAGGCAGCTTGCTGCGCCCGGATCGAATCTGACTCATAAAGCAGTTGGCGGATTTTTTAACGCCAATCCGCTCAGCGATCTCAATGAGGTTGTATTCGCTGTTGTCCTCCAGCCACTCATTGAGCACCGTGACAACCATATCGTTTTGAGCGTATTGCTTTCTGCTAGCCATGTTGATTCTCCTGATTCATTCCTAGTGTTATTGGTATTTTTCTTACTTACTTACCATTCATCACATTAGACTATACGCGGCACGGCACGGCAATAATTGAAAAATAAACAATTGTTAATCTGCTGTTACAGTGCTAAGTGGCTGTTAACTTACAATATTTTACACTGTCCACTTTTGGGGAGCGCTTTCAACAACTGTTTTAGGCTATTGAGAATTTTCAGTGTACAGGGGTTTCAGATTGCCGTATATTTTCTCGCTGTCGTCCTCATGACTACCAGGGAGTTACCTTTGAAAACAATCAAAACAATCACCTATGATGAAATGCAAGAATATTTATTAGCTTCGGATGCCGTCGAAACGACCAATCTGGGGGCGGTCAGCCTGCACCGAATCACTCACGAAGACGGCGAGCTGCTCTTAGTGGAAAACCCGGGGTGTGACGATCAGTCAGCCGTCATCAGCCAATAGGGAGTGTTAGGTTGATAGAAGGGTGTCATTGTGCGCCCTCTTTTCTTGCGCTACAGTCGTACTAATCACTAAGTATGATCACAAACGCACAAGGAAAGCACCATGTCTCTCACCAAAGCTGCCAAAATGGAAGTGCTGCGAACCTCGATTCGCAAGGTCACACGCCTACTCACCAAATCCAAGCTGCCGGTTATCATGGCGGGCGTTCAAGCGCGCGTCGAATACGATCCGCTGACCGGCAAGCCTGTTCGCATTTACCTGCCGTCGCTACCGGATAATTCCTCTGAAACGCTGATAGACGCTATTCAGGGTTTCGTGGATCACGAAGTTGCGCACGTACTCTTTAGTGACTTCGACGCGCTCGCTGAAGGCATCAAAATGAAAATCCCCATGTTGCTTAATGCAGTGGAGGATAGCTTCATTGAGCGCAAGATGGGGGAGGTTTACGAGGGCACCAAGAGCAACGTCGCCAAAATGCGCGACCTGTTTATTGATGAGTTCATCGAGCCCAAGGTGCAACAGGCGAAAAAATCTGGCGTTACCGATTCCAAAGCCTGGTGGGGTCTGCTGGGCGTTTGCGCGATCAGGGCATGGGCGGGTCATACCGAGTTTCGTCTGTATATGGATGATAAGTGGGAATTATTGGGCGAGATTCCGAAAATTGCCAACGACAAAAAGATTCCAGAGCGTTTACGGGCGATTACCAATACCGACGAATCACTGAAGGCGGCCATTCGCATTTCTCACATCGTCAAGGAGGCTGATAAGCCACCAGAGGAAGGTGAAAAAGAGGAAAAAGAGAAGGACGAGGGTGAAGACGAGAGTGAAGGTGAAGACGAGAGCGAAGGCAAGGGTGAAAGCGAGGGCGAAGACGAGAGTGAGGGCGAAGACGAGAGTGAGGGCGAAGACGAGAGTGAGGTAAGCGAGGCACAACCCGGTGAAGAATCCAAACCCGATCCAGATTTTAACGATGAGGATATGAAAGGCGTTGAAGACTTCATGCATGACGTCATCAGTGAGGAAGCTAAAAAAGCGACCGACGCCAGCTCATACCTGCCTTACACTCGCGACGCTGACATTATTGAATCGCTGGAGGATACCCCAGTAAGCCCGGATCAGGTGGACGCGATGGAAAAAGAGATTCGCAAGACAATCGCACCGGTTCAGCGCGCCCTGGCGAATGCGTTTGAATCCAGAAATCGTAACTTTCAAGTGCATGGTAAGCGCAGCGGTAGACTGTCCGGTCCTAGTCTGCATCGTCTGGTGTCCAACGATGATCGGGTTTACTACCAGAATAAAGAAATCAAAACCCGAGACTCGGCGGTACAGCTAGTGGTCGATATTTCAGGCTCTATGTCAGGCTCCAGAATCAAGCTGGCTTCGCAAGTCGCATGGGCGCTGTGCGAGGTGCTGGGTCGTCTGAAAATCAAAAATGAAGTGATTGGCTTCACACAGCATGGCTTAGGCTGGGGCAAACCCGCAGGTGAGGCTTACAAACACATAAAGAAAGACGCAGAGAAGGCGTCATTCACACGCATGGGGCCAATCTACATGCCAATTCTCAAATCATGGGATGAGCCTCACTTTACGCAGATGCACAAGCGCCACTTTACACGCATGAGCGACAGCGACTTGCCGATGAGCGGCAACGTCGATGGCGAGTCGCTGCAGTATGCCGCGCTAAGATTGATGCAGCAGAGGGAACCGGGTAAGACGATGATTGTGCTATCTGATGGTCAGCCTGCTGGTGACGGCGATCACCATGCTTTCTCTGCCCACTTGAAACAAGTCGTCAAGGATATAACGAAATCCGGTATCAATGTGATGGGCATTGGCATTCAGACGGGCAGCGTCAAAAACTACTACCCAAAGCATGTGGTGGTGAACGAAATGGATGATCTCGCGGGTACCGTCATCGGCAAGGTGCGTGATGCCTTGCTGGAGTCTTGATTGCCCGCTGCTCATACTATATCGTAAGTATGAATCAAAAATCAGAAGCAGGAAACATTATGAACATGGAACAGATTGAGTGCCGGCTTTGCGGTGTCAAGTGTCACGCCATCAAGGCGCATCTGAAAGAAGCTCACAGCGTCAGCTCAGCTCAGCCTATGGCGCTAAACGGGTATCAGGCGCAATTTCCTGACGCACCGGTGCTTTCCGAACTGATGATGAAAAAGCTCGCCGAAAGGAAGAAGTTAGAAGAAGATCAGGGCGAAATCATCAAGCCGAAGGAACCCAAGCCTGAATCTCAAAACGTCTCCAAAGGAGGCTATATCAAAAAACCCATGTATGAGGTTTTTAGTCTCGACAAGAAGCGCACGATGACAGGCTCAGGCAAACAGCCCGAAGTCTCCGTCTCACTGCGTGAAGATAGCGCGGATCGCGTACCGGCGTATGAAGAATACTACCCCGATATTGAAGCGCTCAAGAATGTCATGCTGGCACTGGAGTTTAATGAACCGATCATGCTCTACGGTCACGCTGGGGTCGGCAAAACCTCAATCTTTCGTTTTGTCGCTCGCGGCACCAATCGTCGTCTGGTACGTGTTCAGCATACCGCCGAGACGCAAGAGCACAAGATTCTCGGACAGATGCAAGTCAGCAAGGGTTTCGACGAGACGGGCAAGGCGTATAGCTATACCGAGTTTCAAGTGGGTGATCTGCCACTGGCGATGAAAAACGGCTGGATTTACCTGGCTGATGAAATCGACAGAGCGCAGCCTGAAGTGCTGTCAGCGTACCAGTCTGTGCTTGAAGGGCAGCCTTTGCATCTGCCAGAAGCTGACGAAGACAATCGCTTGATCACGCCACACCCCGACTTTCGCTTTGTGGCGACGGGTAACTCAAATGGCATGGGTGATGAGACCGGTATTCATCGCGCTGTGCAGCGTCAAGACGCAGCCACTTTCGAGCGCTTTTCCATTGTGATGCAGCTGGGCTATCTCGATAAAAGCGATGAAGTCGCCATGCTCAAAGAGAAGGCGCAGGTTTCTGCCGCTCACGCCGAAAAACTGTGGAGCTTCGCAGATAAGATTCGCAATCAGTTTCCCCATGAATTTCCACTCACCATCGGCCCGCGCGTGCTGATCAAGATCGGTCGCCTGGGTCGCTTGAAGGGCAACTTTTCGCAGGGTGTCAAACTGGCGTATGCCAATCGACTCCCCGAAGCGGAGCGCAAGGCTGCTATGGATTTGGCATCAAGGATTTTAGGGTAATGGATTGGGCGATCGAGCACAGAGGCATGATTATCTCGATCGCCCATAAGGTGGGTGGTCGATCCAAAGCAGCCGGCGTTACTCTGGATATGGATGATCTTATTCAAGACGCTAGTGAGATTGCGACAAAGGCGCAGCGCACATTTGATGCGCAGAAGGGCAAGGCATCAACGTACCTTTATCGGGCTTTGCAGCGCGCAATGAATCTCCGCGTTGATTATGCCATTTATCAAAATCAGCATGAGATTGGCGGCATTGATTTATCGCAGTTCGAGCTGTACCAGCATGATGATTTCAACTTGTGGGGCTTTAAGCGCTCACTGTCGAAGCCGGCTCAACGAGTAATCAATGCCTGGCTCATGCCTTCCAGGCCATTACAGAGCGCTATCGCCTTGCGCACCGTGGGGCGCAGAAACTCTCTCATGGCGCTGATTCACTATTTAAAAGAACAAGGGTACGCCGCAGATGCGCTAGACGCGGCATACCGGGAAATCTTGACAAAGGCTAAACTGTATGAAAGTTGAGCAAGCTTACGGTTGCTACGGCTACGTCACCACGTTTAACGAGCAAGCCGCTGCCTGTCAGCAGTGCCCACTGCGAAAAAGCTGTCAGGTGGAGGCGTACAAGGCGCTCAAACGTCTGAGCGCTGAAATTGATGTAACGAGCCTGATGGGGCGCTTTAGGGAGTTGGTTGAAAATGACAAAGACCCGATTCACATGGGAAAAAAGCCACCAAAAAACAGGCGTCAGAAACTCAAGCAATACTCGCAGGGTAAGAACTCAGCGCTTTTGATCATGCACCTGCCGGTAAAGCAGCGACGGATTATTACAGGTATTCAAAAGAAAGGCATACCGGTGAAAAATATGCTACGTGGTAATTCAAATCCTTTTGACAATTACCGACCGGCTTTTTTACGTGTGCCCTGTCGAATGCTCATTGAGCAGGGTCGCTTTTTGCGTTCGCAGCTCAAGCAAGCACTGTTGCAAGAATTCCCCCACTGGAGCGACCGAACGGCAGAGACCCAAGCCAGCATTGCCGTGAGTGTGTTGAGTGCGCTTAACGTGATACAAAAAAGCAACGATGTTTATTACAAAGTGGACTGACTATGCATTTTCTGACCGGTGTGCGCACCAGCTTTTCCATGACCGAGAGCATTCTGTCGCCCAAGACGATTATCAGTCAGGCGATTGAGTTTGGCTTTGACACCATTGCCGTCACTGATACGAATACCGTCAATGCGATACCGGCGCTGACTACCGAAGGCAGAGACAAGGGCGTTCGCGTGATCGCCGGTATGAGTATCAAGGTGGTTGACGATCTGCACTGGCGTAAGCCCAAGAAGGGCGACCCCAAAACCAAGAATCCATTTTTCTACGCATCGGTGTATGCCATCAACAAGCAGGGCTTCACGGATATGATGAAGCTGTTGAGTCTTGCCAACAGTGAGGATAATTTCTACTTCACCCCGCAAATCGACTTTGATCAATTGTGCGTTGCGTACCGTCTCGGGAACGTCGCTGTGAGTACGGGCACGGTGCATTCGCTGATGAGTCATAGCAATGCAGGTGATCGCTTAAAAACGCTCACAGAGATCGACACAGAGCGGCTTTTCGTGGATTACGTCGCAGTCGATACTTTGTATTTCAATCGCGTCAATCAAGTAGCGAGTGAATTGGCAGAAGAATACGATCTCCATACAATCCCGGCGCTGCCGGTATTGCACGACCCGGAGAAAAGCGCGGTACGTGACACGATGGAAATCGTTTTTAGTCCTCGCGCGACCATCGACACACCGTGGCTCAACAAGGTGCCACCCGGGTATCACTTTCTCAGTGCTGATGATCTCAACGAGTCAAAGCCGCTTAGTGAAGGCGTTAGAGCTTTCACTGATTTGTGCCAATACCAATGGGAAAAGTACGACGTGTGCCTGCCCAATATGGCAGACGATCCATTCAAGACGCTGGTGCAGCTGTGCAAGGATGGCTGGCGCAATCGCATCGACAAGCCGGTGATGGGATACACGCCGGAAAAGTCGAAGCTCAAGGAGTACAAGTCGCGCCTTGCTTATGAGCTGGGTGTGCTGCGCAAGATGGGCTTTTGCGATTACTTTTTGCTGGTGCATGAAGTCACCAACTGGTGCAAGGAAAACGATCTCACAGTCGGCCCGGGACGCGGTAGTAGCGGTGGCTCACTGATTGCGTACCTCATTGGTATTACCGATGTTGACCCGCTGCGCTTCGGCTTGATCTTCGAGCGCTTCATCAACCCGGAGCGCCTGGACTTGCCTGACATTGACTTGGACTTCATGAGTTCCAGGCGGCATGAGATTATCGAACACCTGATCGAAGTCTACGGCGATGATCGTGTCGCCGGCATCAGCAACTACTCCAAACTGGGGCCGGCATCCGCATTGCGTGGCGCTGCGAAGGCGTATGGCTTGCATGAGAGTGAGTATAAGTGCTCCAAGCTGATACCGGACGAACACGGTACGTCGATCCCCTTGCAGGACTGCGTTGAAGACGTAGCCGAGTTGGAAGCATTCGCGAGCAAGTACCCGGACGTTTGGGAAAAAGCCATTGAGTTGCAAGGTGTCATGCGTAACCTGGCGCAACACGCAGCCGGTGTGATTGTCGCAGGCGAACCCATTGCAGAGCGAGCGGCGCTGGAGAGACGCAAAAAGGATCGGGTGGTCAATTGGGACAAGCGCCTGGTGGAAGACTTTGGACTGATCAAGCTCGACGTACTGGGGCTTTCGACGCTCGACGTACTGGCACTCGCAAAGCAATACGTGAAAGAGCGACACGGCAAAACAATAAACTTGACTGATGTTGCATTGGACGATAAGCGCGTGTTGGAGCGCTTTAGCGTCGGTGATACCGCAGGAGCCTTTCAATTTGAATCAGGCGGAATACGTAACCTATTGAAAAATATAGGACAAGAGCAAACAATGACGTTTGATGACGTGGTGGCGGCCACCGCACTCTATCGTCCAGGACCGATGGAAGCCGGGCTGATGGATGATTATGTGGCGATCAAGCAGGGCAATCAGCATCCCAGCTACCTGCATCCGAGTATGGAGTCGGCGCTGAAAGAAACGCACTCGGTTATCGTTTTTCAGGAACAAATCATGCAGGTGGCGCGAGACTTAGCCGGCTTCACAATGGCAGAAGCCGACAAGCTGCGCAGCGCTATGGGCAAGAAAGACGTGGAAAAAATGAAAACCATGCGTGATGCGTTTGTTAATGGCGCAGTAAGCACGTCATCTATTCACGCTCAAACTGCCGCGCAGCTGTTCGATCAGATTGAAGAATTCGCGGGCTACGCCTTTAACAAGTCGCACGCCACCGCCTACACGGTGATCTCCTACTGGAGCATGTGGTTCAAGACGTACTACCCGGCAGAGTTCTTCGCTGCCACCCTGACCATTGCTGATGAGGATCGTCGCAAGTCGCTACTCAGAGACTGCGTGAAAAAGGGCATCGAGGTCGCCCCACCTGATATTAACAAGTCCTCGAATCGCTTTGAGATTGGCACCGGTCACGATGGCGAGACGCTGCTGTTTGCCCCGTTTCAGGCGATCAATGGGCTGTCGGAGAAGTCGGCTGCCGCGATCATGGAGGCGAAGCACAGGTACGGTAAGCCGTTTGAATCCAAACAGGCGTTTATCAAAACAGTACACCGGCGTACCTGCAATGTGCGCCAGCAAGAGCGTCTTGATCTGGTGGGTGCGTTTGGTGCTATCGAGGAAGGTCAGCTGCCGGCGCGTCACCCGGATCGCATCAAGGATCAAAAGCAACTGCTCAAGGGCTTGGTCAGTGCAACGGTAAAAGCTGATCGCAAGATCGACATTAGCCCGTTCGTCAAGTCGGAGATCACCAAGCTGGTATCACAGTGCAGGGAATGCACCGGCTGCTCACTGAAAGACCAGTCACACCCGATACCACGACTCGGGCGCAGTCCCAAGGTGATGGTGGTCACGGATGCGGTGAACTGGAGTGAAGAACAATCGGGCAAGATTGGGGAAGGTGAGTGCGCCGAGCCACTGAAGCAAGCGCTTAGAGAAGCCGGGCTCACCATGAAAGACGTGTATGTGACCAGTATGATCAAGGCGAAGGTGAAGGGCGCTGACATTCAGAACGATATGATCAACAACTGCTCGCCTTACTTGCGCAAGGAAATCGAATTACTCAAGCCGGCAGTGATACTGGCACTGGGCAGCCGCGTGTCGCGTCACCTGTGTCCTGACTTGAAAGGCGGCTGGGAGGAAATCTTCGGGCAAGATGTGTACGACCCGGAGCTTGACGCCACCATTTTGATCGGCTTGAACCCGATGATGGTGGTGATGGATTCGGACAAGCAATCCATGTTGAACGAGATCGTCGCAACAGCCGCTGAGGTTATTGCATAACCGCACTTACTTAGCTGTGAGTACGTGCTACACTTTCTGATATAAACAGCATGAGGAAGCAACAATGAGCAATGATTTCCTATCCGACGAAGAACTGGCTGAACTTGAAGCGGAGCTTTCCGAGCTTGATGACTCTGATGAGCCTGAAGCAGAAAGCGCCTCAGACAATGCGTTAGAAGATGCAACGCCACCAGAGTCAGAAGCGACAGAGCCTGAGTTGGAAAGTGACTCTGATGAAGACGCAGGCGAAGATCAAGAATTGGAAGCTGAGTTGAACGCGATTGCTCATGAGGACGACAGCGGTACAGATTTGGAGCCTGAGTTTGATCCTGACAGCGTGGCGGAAGACGTAGAGCCAGAACCCGTCGAAGATGAGGCACCGGCTACCGCAGCAGAGCCTGAGCAGAACAGCGTCGAAGCCACCAATAATACCGATACCGATGACGACGATCTGACAGATATGCTGCTCAACGCCAGCACGTCGTTTAATCCACGTCAGTTGCAAAAAGACCTGGCATTCAGCGAGAACAATCTCGATGACGCCTTCATGAGTCAGCCGGGTTTCTTCGCGCACTACTCGGGCGTCTCTCACAGAGCCGCACGACGCCATGATCAGCTGTCACAGCAAGAGAAGCTGGTCTACGCCAAGATCGATAATGAAGTACGTCAGAAAGCGTTTGAAGACGGCGAGAAGGTTACTGAGCCTGTCGTTAAAAATCGAATTTTACTGGATTCACGTCACCGCAAAATCACTGAGCGAATGCTTGATGCCAAAGCGGTGGCGGGAATGACGAAAGACGCTTGCGAGTCGTTCAAGCAGCGCCGCGACATGCTCATTCAGGTGGGCGCCAATGTTCGCGAGGAATTCAAGGGTGATCTGCGCATGAGAGAACGCCAGCAATCCCAGGACGATGTGAAAAACCGCGCCATGAGCGCAATGAACCAGGGTAAATAACTTTTCGAGCCTTTTACCTTTTACGAGCCTTTTACCAAAGCGAGAAAGACTATGAGCGGAATTCAAGACCTGATCAAAAAGACCAAGCAAGAGCACGCTTCTAAAAAAGCGTCCAATCTGCGCACCATGAAGCCCCAGCCCGGGCGTCACACCTATCGCATTCTGCCGACCTGGCGTTTGAATACGATGCCTGAAGAAGCCGCCAAAGAAGCGCAGCCCTTCTGGCACGACTTCGCAATGCACTGGGTACGCACCGAAAAGAACGGTAAGCCGACAGCCTATATCTGTCTGGAGAAGACCTTCGGCGCAGACTGCCCGGTATGCAGCGCGATTGGTCGCGGTATTTCAGCCTCCAACGACGATGAGACGGTGGAACTGCTGAAAGACGCCAACGCCTCACAGAAATACCTGTTCAACGTGCTGCATCGCTCATCCACCGACAAGCCTAACGAAGTGCAGGTGCTTGAGGTGGGTAACAAGATTTTCGAGCAGATTCTGGAATTCGTCACTGAGTACGGCGATATTACCGATCTCGCAGACGGTCTTGACTTGATCATCGTGCGTGAAGGCTCAGGGCTCGATACCAAGTACACGGTGATGCCAGCGGGCAAGTCGAAGCCAGTTGATAAAGGCGTCATGGAGCAGATTTTCGATCTGGATGCGGTCGTCAAACAGGAAAACGAAACCAAGCTGAATCTGGCGCTGGATAATCTCAGCAAGGTGTCCGGTGTGCTGCCGGCTAAAGCGTCATCCTCCAAAGCGTCGCTGGTCGATATGTCAGAAGTCGAAGACGCGAGCTACGCCGACGCCAATGATGAAGTCGAAGCCACTGATGCAGAGGACTCCAGCGAGTCGGCTGATGACGACATTAGCGACGACGAGCTGGATGACCTGTTGGGCGATCTCGACGGCACCAACGGCTAAACACCACCACGCAATCTGATGGGGCTGCGGCCCCATTTTTTGACAGGGCAAAAACTATGAACGGCTTTATGCTGATTGATGGTAATTCACTGGGCTATGCCGCGCAGAATACGCAAGTGTTGACTGCGGACGGTATGGAGACGCAAGCGATTTACCAGACACTGAAGATGCTCAAAAAAGCGCGCGAGAATTACCCCGAGTACGCCAAGCTGCTTTGGCTGTGGGATGGTCGCGCCGACTTTCGCTTCGAGCTTTTACCGGAGTACAAGGGCAATCGCAAAGACACGCCGGAGAAGGTCGAAATCAAAGAGAAGTACCACGCTGCTAAACCCTACATTGAGAAAGCGCTGACGCATTTGGGTGTGGATCAAGTGGTGGCACCGCAATACGAAGCCGATGACTTGGCGGGTTACTTCTCACGCAAGCTGCAGGCGAGCGACAAAGACGTACTGCTGCTGACCGGGGATCAAGACTGGCTGCAATTGATCAATGGCAAGACGCGCTGGCACGATCCGCGCACCACCATTGAAAAGCACTGTAACAAGGCGGACTTTACGGAGTTCACCGGACTCGATACCCCGGCGCAGTTTCTCGAAAGCAAGGCGCTGATCGGTGACACCTCCGACAATATCCCGGGTATCCCCGGTATCGGTGAGAAAGCCTCCATTTTGATTATGCAGAATTTTGGCTCCATCAAGGGCTTGATCGCGGATTATCGTGCCAATGGGGAGTTCGACAAAGACCGACTGCCTAATGGCTTGTCGCGCTTCAAGAAAAAGATCAACGAGTTCTGCGCCAACGGTGGTGTTAAGCAGTTTGTGCGGAACTACAAGCTGATGAATCTGTGCGATACAGCGCGCGATGAGCATGTGCGCGGGAACGCATCGGTGGTGCGCGGTAAGCGTGACTTCGATGCATTCGCTGATCTGTGCATGGAGTTGAGCTTTCTATCGATCACACGCGATCTCAAGAGCTGGGAGCGCACCTTTAAATAGGGGAATCATCATGGCTAAAGCAGAAAAAGCAGTGAAGCCAGCCACCGCGGCAGATTTGTTTGACGATTTGACCAACATCATTGGGGAGAATGCCGACGCCGCTTCAATTCGAGGCTGGCTGGATACCGGACTGCCGGAGTTAAACTTTGCATTAGGCGGCTCTTATAAACGGGGCTGCCCAATGGGGCGTTTTCTGGAGATATACGGAGCCTCAAGCTCTGGCAAGACCTATATCTCAACCATGCTAATGAAAGCCGCGCAGGAGCAAGGCGGTATTGCCTTTTTCGCGGATCACGAACGCTCTTTCAGTCCTGAGTTTGCAGACATACTAGGGTTGAATCTTGACCCGACAGTGTTCAAACACCTACGCCCGGAGACATTCGAGGATTCTGTCGAGCAATTCAAGCGTGTGGTGCCGATGCTGCGCGAGAAGGGGCTGCCTATGGAGGTGCCCCTGATTTGGGTGTTCGACTCCGTAGCTGCCATGATTCCCCGCGCCCTGCTGTATGAAAAGAAGGGCAGCAAGCTGGTGCGTCGCGAGAATGCCAACGCCAATATGAAAGACAAGCTGGAGCTTGCCACCTGCACCAGCGTCAACTATCCCATTTTGAAAAGTTTCGCGGAGGATTACAATGTCACGGTTATTATGCTTAATCAGATTCGGATGGACCCTGGGGTTATGTTTGGCAATCCCGAGAAAACACCCGGCGGTAAATCCGGTGAGTTTTACGCCGACATTCGTGTGAATCTAGGCAAGAAAGATGTCACCAATGGCAAGAAGGGCGATGAGAAGGAAATACTCGGCTTTGAGATCACCGCCAATGCCATTAAAAACAAAGTCGCTCGACCGTTTCGCAAGGCGCAGTGGCAGGTACGCTTTCACGATGAGCTGGGTGTCTATGTGGATCGCATTACGACGATGGTCAATTTTCTGGTGCGCAAGGGCATTATAGAAAAGGACGCCAATGGTCGCATCGAGTGGGAAGGCAAGAAAGATCATGTAAGCGCTGTGATCAAGCAGCTAAAGGCAGAGCCCAATGGCATCGACAAGCTGATGGCGATGGTCGATGATCGAAAGCTCGAAGCGGCGCCAGAAATAGCCGAAGAAACAGCCGAAGACTGAACCCGTAAACGTCACCAGAATGCGTTAGTATCGATTGCTCAAACAGGGAAATTCTTATGATTGATACTAACGTCCGTTCCGTTAAGCGCACCGAGACCGGTGCCACCACGCTTACTAAAGCGACCAGCAATATCAAGAATCTGTGCAATCACTGCGCCCTGCTTAATCACTGTGATTACCGGGTGCGTCTGACAGAGATCGAGCGAGCTGCCAAAATGATGGCACCTGTTACGACGTGCAGTGTGTACCAGTATCCCATTCACTTTGTGAACACGATCGGCATCGATGTGCCTGGCTTCAACACCATTCGCATAGGCGAAGCCTGGGCTAAACGCTTGCACGTCGGTGATCACGTCGGGTTACTCAATCACGACAAGCAGCTGGTATTGAGCACCCGGGTCACGCGCGTGGAGATTGTCGCCATAAGCGTCGATGGCTTGAAAGACAGCGCGCAGACCAATCACATGCTCATTGCCAAACAACTGGGCGAAGTAGAGGCGGCAGAAAAGCTGCTGAAAATCCTGCGCAACAACTATGGCAAGCTGGTCTTTGAGGGCAGCAAAGGGGCGACAGTCATTGCCTTCTAAGGGTATTGCTTAGCAATGCCTCACCCTGTCTTGCTCTCTTACTAAGCGCTTAGTAAGATAATGACACAACACTAAAATCATCAAGGATAAATCATGAGCAAAACGCCCTACGGTATCGTCTCCGATATTCACCTGCACAATTGGTCCGCGTTTTCGAGCATTCTGTCTACGGGTGAGAACGAGCGCTTGATGCTTGTCCTGCAGGCGCTGGAGAGTAGCGCTCACGAAATGCATCGTGAAGGCTGCAAGCGCATGTACATTGCCGGTGACTTGTTTCATGTGCGCGGTAAGATCACCCCATCTGTTCTAAACCCCACACTTGCCGCCTTCAAGCGCATCGTAAAGCTGCTGGACGTGCGCATCATCCCGGGCAATCACGATCTCGAATCCAATGATTCCTGTGAGCTCACCAACGCCACGCAAGCGCTTGCGGCATTGGGATGCACGGTGATCACCAAGCCTACGCAGTTCTTCGATGACGACGTGTACATGGTGCCCTGGGAGGCCCACCTTGGCGAGCTCAAGAAGAAACTCAAGGTGGGCTGGGAGGAACACCAGCCGGAAACAGCGATTATTCACGCGCCACTGAACGGGGTGATACCCGGGATACCGGATCACGGCTTGGATGATAAAGAGCTGGCGAGTCTCGGCTTTGACTTTATCTTTTCAGGTCACTACCACAATCGCGTGGACTTCGGTAACGGGGTCTGGTCAATTGGCGCACTCACGCACCAGACCTGGAGCGACGTTAATACCGGCGCCGGCTACCTGATCGTCTACGGCGATCGCAAGATTCGCGCATTAGAGAGTGACGCGCCTAAATTTGTCGATCTTGATGACAGCATGACGAACGCGCAGGCAAAGACAGTGTGTGCGGGTAACTACGTGCGCGTGAAGCTTGGAGAAGCCAGCGAAAAAGACATTCAGGAGGTTCGCGAGCGCGTGAAGTCTGAGTATGACGCCAAGTCGGTGATCGTACATGCGCAGCCCAAGCGCACCACGTCAGAGCGCACGTCCACGGTAAAAGCCGGTGCCAGTCTGGAGGCGTCAGTGCATGAGTACATTGCCGGCAGCGAGACAACGGTCGATAAGAAGGCGCTGAGTAAGGAGTGTGCAGCGGTACTGGCTGAATCCGAAACGGGTGAGGAAGACTGATGCAGGACTCTCTGAGCATTTGCATTGATGAGTTGCAAATCACTAAAAATCAGCTGATCAAGGCGGAAAAAGATTTAGAAAAGGCGGTTGACTGCCTGCGTGATGTGATCGATTTCAACGACCGTCAATCCATACAAAAAGCCATGAAATGCGCCAATTATCATCAGGATGGTAAACAACTATGAAATTTACCAAAATCAGTATCAGAAATTTCCTCTCGATTAAAGAAGCCGACTTTCGTCTCGATGAAAGAGGGCTGGTGTTAATCTCCGGTGAGAATACCGACGACAGTAGTCAGGATTCCAACGGCAGCGGCAAGTCGGCGTTAGTGGACAGTATCAGCTTTTGCTGCTACGGCGTCACCGCCCGGGGTGAGTCCGGTAACGACATTATCAATAACAGAGTGAGTCGGGGTGGTGCCACCGTCAGTCTCGAAATTGATGACAGTGGCACGCTCTACAAGATCACGCGCACCCGTCTCAAGGGCAAGGGCACTCTCGAAGTCGAGCTGAAAGAGAAAGGCAAGTGGAAGACGCTCACCAAAGGCACCATGAAGCTCACGCAAGTGCTGATCAATCAGATCATTGGCTGCAGCGAAGACGTATTCAACAACGCGATCTACTCGGGTCAGGAAAAGACGCCGGACTTGCCCGGTATGACTGACAAGATGCTCAAGCTGCTGATCGAGGAAGCTGCCGGCACGGCGCGACTGGAAGCGGCTTATAAAGTCGCCCGGGAGCGGGCCAATGATACCGCCAAAGCGATCACCGCCAAGACGGCAACGCAGGACGCCACGCAAAGGCTGATTCAGTCGCGCAAAGAAGGCGTCGATCGTCTGATTGGCAGTCAGTCGGACTGGGAGGATCAACACAAGGAAAATCTCAAAGAGTCTGCCATTCTGGTGCGTCAGCAAAAAGACAAAGCGCAAAAAGCGCAGGCGACTTTTGAGACAGCCAGTAAGGATAAGGAGGGTCTTGAGTCAGCGCTAAAGGAGGTCAACACCAAGCTGGCTTCAATGGACAGCTATCAACGAGCCGTCAACGACGCACAGAAAGTCGTCAACGAGCAAACCAGTGAACTGCGCCTGGTGGATCGTGAAATCACACAGAATACCAATGATACGCGCAAGCTGAAGGCGGATTATGAAAGTGTCGGTAAGATTGTCGGCACTGGCTGTGATACCTGTGGCAAGCCCTACACAGAGGATGACATTGCCACGCGCAAGAAAATCCTCAAAGGGCAGCTGAATGATGCGATTGGCTGCGTGAAGCGTCGCCGGGAGTTTAAAGTAGAAGTCGAAGCCAAGCTCTCTGAGCTGCAATCTGAGCTACAAAAAGCAAAAGATGCAGTACCAGACACCAGTACGGAGCTAAAGCGCAGGGATACGCTCTCAGACAGTCTCAGACGTATTGATGATACCAAGCGCACCGCAAACGATGCAGCAAAGCAGCTACGCGATGAAATGATCCGCCTGAAAAAGCTCAAGACGCAGATCAACCCCAACGATGATTTATTGGCGCAAGAGCGCAAGCTGCTCAAGGACGTGCAACAGGAGTACGACGAGCTGGCCGGCAAGATCAAGGCGCTTGAGAGTGAGCACAACGTGCGCAAAGCCGCGTCACAGGTATTCGGCCCCGCCGGGGTACGCGCTCACATTCTTGATACCGTGACACCCTTTCTCAACGATCGCACCAATCACTACCTGTCATCACTGACAGACGGCAACATCAGTGCGCTGTGGAGCACCATCGACACCAATGCCAAAGGCGAGATCAAAGAGAAGTTCGCGATAGCCGTGCAATCGCGAGTCGGTGGTAAGACATTCAAAGGACTCTCCGGTGGTGAGAAGCGCAAGACCCGGCTTGCGTGTTCAATGGCGTTACAGGACTTGGTGAGCAGTCGCGCGACCAAGCCGATTGAGTTGTATATCGCTGATGAAATTGATCACGCGCTGGATGAGGCGGGTCTCGAACGTCTAATGGAAATACTCGAAGACAAAGCCAGTGATCGCGGCACCGTGTTGGTGATCAGTCATCAGCCCTTGCAGGATTGGTGCTCCAATTATGTGACGGTGGTGAAATCCGGTGGCGTGTCGCACCTGCATGGGGGCGCGCTGTCATGAATTGGCGCGAGGTTAGTTTCGTCGAAGAAAGAATCGTCAATCAATATCTGAAAAAGGAGCGCGTCGAACTGGAAGCGGCGCATACGTTTTCGCGCTACGCCAAAACACCGGGCGACAAGGACAAACTCGTTCAGTTTGAAAAAGGCGTGACATTTCGACTGTTGAAGTTCAAGAGGAAATCGCTCGACTCCGAGCGTTTTTACTTCACGTTTTTTGAGCCGCAGGAAAATCTGTTTATGCAGGTCAGTGATAAGAGCATGCCGCTGATATTCGAGCCGGACATTGGTGATCTTCTCAATAGCGTGTTTCTTTATGCCATCAAGCAGTGGAATCGGGCACAATTAGACGACGGCAGTGATGACTCGACTTTTGGCACTTTTTGAGGTTTGTTATGCCAGATGATCACCATAAAACGGCAATAATAAAAGGGCGAAGGCCGGGTATCTCTGCCGCCGCAAATTCAGCCTTCCGTGCGTTCGACTGGAAGTCTTACTCAATCTACGACGCGGAGCCCGCCGGGGTAAGCGCGCGTCAGCTTTTTAATGTTGAATACTCATGCAGCCCTGACAGCGATTCTGCAATTGCAGACTCTAAAATCAGAGGCTTGGGTGCGAGTGAAATCATCGTGGATGATGAAGTCGCATCAACACTAGGAATGACCATTTCTAACAAAGGTACACTGACAGTGGAGCAACCCCTATCAATAGTTGATTGGATCACCAAGGCCAGTCAGATCGACATAACACAGGCCGACCCGGAAGCCCTGATTATTCAACACAACGGTGGCATGGCCACCACCAGGATGAAGGACGGTCGCTTTAGAAAGAGCACACTGTCGCCCGGTCGCTTAAAGCTCAGAAGCGCTTATGACGGCAAGAAGAAGGGCGTCATACTGCAGTTTGCCCTGGAAGACCGCTGTGGGCTTAAAAATGCCCGACTGGTCGATCTTGTTGAAATACCGATGATTGAGATTTTCGATGCCTTCGGCATCATGGAGGCTGAGAAGCTAATAAGCGCCGTCGTTATTGTGCCAGGTCGAAGCCAAAAAGAAACGCTATACAGCGAACAAGCCGTCGCTGAACTTTCCGACTTTGGAGTATTTTGAATGGATCAGATCACCGTACTGGGTATGGACCCGTCGATGAGTCACTGGGGCTTTACCAGAGCCACCCTTAATGTCAAGACGATGAACGTCACCGTCGATAAAATCTGGACCGTGCATACCGAAAAGACCAAAGCCCGCAAGCAAATCCGAGTCAGCTCGGATGACCTGGAGCGCTCACGCGCCTTATGCGATGCGTTAGAAGAAGCCAGCCAAGGCGTACAGATCGCCTTTGTTGAAATTCCGCATGGCAGTCAATCAGCATCCGGCATGAAAAGCTACGCCATGTGCCTGGGCGTACTGGGCAATATGAAGGTGCCACTGGTGCAGCTGACCGAGCAGGAAGTCAAACTGGGGACACTGGGTAAAAAGAGCGCCACCAAGCGCGAGTCTATTGAGTGGGCGTCTAAAGCGCACCCAAAAGCTGGCTGGCCGATGCGACAAGGGCAGGTGCAAGCCAACGCCGAGCACATGGCGGACGCGATACTGACGATCCACTCCGGCATCAAGAATGATCAGTTTCGCAGTGCTCTGGAAATTTTGCGCTACATGAATCGCGATAGCGCGTAACCTTTTTGCGCGGTAAACAGCATACTTACTTGTCAGTATGCTTTTCGATATATAGTATTGAACGTTCCCCCAAGACACCAGATAGAGGACTTTTCCGTGCCCGAATCATCTGTGCGCGAACTCCCTCGGCTGCTTCAACGCAAGACCGAATACACCGTCGAATACCCCACTGCACTGGCTTACGCCAAAGCGCAAAATGAAATTTTCTGGCTCGATACCGAGATTCAAGTCGAAAAGGACATTCAGGATTTGCGCGTCAACATGACCGACGCTGAGAATCATGCCGTGCTGACCGTGCTCAAGCTGTTTACGCAGTACGAAGTAGAAATTGGCGCGGAATACTGGACACAAAAGGTGTTCAAGAATTTCAAGCATCCGGCCGATGTACAACGCATGGCCAACTGCTTTTCGTTTTTCGAGTTGAACGTCCATGCCCCGTTCTACAACCAGATCAACGAAGCCATGATGATCAACACACCGGAGTTCTACAACTCGTGGCAGGATGACTCGGCGCTCGCCGATCGGATGGACTTTTTGGAGCAGTACGTGGCCTCCAAGGACTTGCTGAAGTCACTGGCGGTGTTTTCCATGATGGAAGGCGCCGTGCTGTATTCCAGCTTTGCGTTTCTCAAGCACTTTCAGACCGCGGGTAAAAACATGCTGGTCAATGTGGTGCGTGGCATCAATTTTTCAGTGCGTGACGAGAATCTGCACTGTGAGGCCGGTGCCTGGCTGTATCGCACGCTGCGTCAGGAGTACCAGGACGCCGGTGGTTACTTGGATTACCTCAACGGGGATATTGAATCGGCGGCGGTGGCCATCTACCAGCATGAGTGCCGCATCATCGATCTGATCTTTGCCAAGGGTGAAATCGAAGGCATCAAGGCTATTGATCTGCGCACCTTCGTCGCCTCTCGCCTCAATATTTGTCTGAGCAATCTCGGCATTGAGGCGCTGTTTACGGTGAAAGAAAACCCGGTCGCTGAGTGGTTCTACGACTCGATTAATGCTGTCCAGTTTCACGACTTCTTTACCGGCACCGGTTCGGAGTACATGCGTGACTGGGCGGAAAACCGTTTTACATGGGAGATAGCAAGTGAGTGAAATGTACGAGAAGTTGAGTCAGGAGCGCAAAGACGGGCAGGCTGAAGGCACCATACCGGACTGGTACACCACAGGCGGCTGGCAGATGGTCAAGGGCAAGTACCTGCTACCCGGGGAAACGGTCAAGCGCATGTACGAGCGCGTGGCGGTGACAGCCGCACAGCACCTGCCCTATCGCGCTCTATGGGCAGAGCGCTTTTTCGACATTATGTGGAAAGGCTGGCTATCGCCGGCAACGCCGGTACTGGTGAACATGGGCACCAATCGCGGCATGCCGGTGAGTTGCAGCGGGGCTGAAATTCAGGACGACGTGACCGATTTCTACACCACACAGGCAGAAACCGCGGCACTCACCAAGCACGGCTTTGGCACCTCGGCAGACCTATCAAAGATTCGCCCTCGCGGTGCGCCAATCTCTACCGGCGGTACGGCCAGCGGCGTGCTACCGGTGCTAAAGGATTATGTGCAGCTTAGCCGTGACGTTAGTCAGGGTAACAATCGTCGCGGTGCCTGGGCCGGTTATCTTAACATCGAGCATGGTGACTTCTGGGAAGTGGCGGATTACCTGTTCAACAACCCGGATGATCTCAACCTGGGTTGGAACATTCACAACAGCTTTATAAAGCGTTTGGATGCGGGCGATGAAGAAGCGCACAAACGCTGGCACCGGGTGCTCAAGATTCGCGCGGTGACGGGCAAGGGCTACCTGTGCAAGCTGGACACGATCAATCGTCTGTCGCCTTCAATGTACAAAGATTTGGGCTTGACAGTAAAATCGTCCAATTTGTGCGTGGCTCCAGAAACCACGATCTTGACCAACCACGGCTCCATGCCGATTGCCGACTTGAACAACAAAAGAGTCAAGGTTTGGAATGGCTCTGAGTGGAGCACGGTCACAATCAAGAAGACCGGCGCTAATCAGCCGTTGATCAGGGTCAAAACCGACACCGGTCACTCGCTGGATTGCACACCCCGGCACAAGTTCTACATTATTGATGACAACGGTGACACCGTGAAAAGGCGGGCGATGGACCTGCTACCGGGCGATCGCCTTATTCAGCCTGAAAGTCTGCCCGACAATCAATCGGTGGTTACGATGACCATTAAGGCGATTGTTGATGAGGGCCGCCGGGACGACACCTACTGCTTTACCGAGCGCAAGCGTCACTTGGGCGTCTTTAATGGCATCCTGACCGGTCAGTGCGATGAAATCACCCTGTTCTCTGATCAAGACCATTCCTTTACATGCGTGTTGTCCTCCATGAATCTGTCCAAGTGGGACGAGTGGGAAGGCACCAATGCGGTATTCTGGTCCACGGTTTTTCTGGATTGCGTGGCGCAGGAGTTCATCGAGCGAGCTCGCGAAATACCGGCGCTGCACCGCGCCGTGCGCTTTACCGAAAAGGGCAGGGCACTGGGCTTGGGTGTGTTGGGCTTTCACTCGCTACTGCAGCAAGAGGGTATTCCCTTTGGTGATTTTCAAGCGCACCTGCTTAACAACACGATCTTTAAGCACTTGCATGATGAGTCACTCAGGGCCTCGAAGTGGATGGCAGGCCACCTGGGAGAGCCCGCGTGGTGTAAAGGCTATGGCGTACGCAATACCCATCGAACTGCCCTCGCTCCGACGATGAGCACGTCTGTCATTTGTGGTGGCAATAGTCAGGGCATCGAGCCCATCGTTGCCAACGCCTACAATCAGAATTCTGCGGTGGGCGAAATTAAGCGGGTGAATCCGCAGCTTGTGGAAATCATGAAGCGCGAGGGCGTCTATAATGACGAGACGATCCGGCGCATGGTGAATAACGTGGGTAGCGTTCAGGGTGAAGACTGGCTCACAGCGTATGAAAAGCTGATCTACCTGACGGCGCATGAAATCAATCAAGCGGATTTGATCCGTCTGGCAGAGGCGCGTCAGAAGCACATTTGTCAGGGTCAATCATTGAATCTGTTTTTCTCAGCCGAGGAAAGCGAGGAATACATTGCCCGGATTCACCAGCAGGCGCTAAAGAGTCCGGTAATCAAGGGGCTTTATTACCTGCGATCGATGAGTAATGTGCGAGCATCTAGCGGTGAATGCACGGCTTGTCACGCTTAAGTAAGGCAATAGCGCTTGCGCACTTGCAAGCGCTATAACTTATCTTCAAACTTTCATGCATTACCGCTTATTATCAGGTGGGTTTTAAAATGCATGAAATCGACTTAAATAATTATCAATCAATTACATTGCCTAAAAACAAAGCAGAGCTAATGCGCGGCTTAAATGCGATCACGCAGGAAATGGGCTGCGTTCGCTTTGCCTACGTGCAACTGCCTGAATCTTATGAATTATTGAAAGCAGGCGTTCTGCCTAAGATGCTGACGAACTATCCAGAGATAGTGACCCGGGAGTATCTGAAAAAAGCCAAAGAACCTTTCAGCTTTGTGGTCAGGTCATTACGCAATAGAGAGGCTGTATTCTTTCATGATGCCATATTATCTGAAGAAGTTTACTTTTTATTGATTGGTCAGGAAGTGGGACTTATTGATGGCGTTATTATCCCCATCGAGGGCGTTAAAAATGCAGCAATGGCTTACGCTTTTGAAAGTAATGTGACAAATAATTGGGTGGCTAATTACAACAAAAGCGACATGGTGCAGATCACAAAAATTATCGATATGATTATACGGGCTAATCATTTGTGTGATGCTTTCGATATACCCGGGCTTACCGAGCGCACCCGGCGTATGCTGCTGCTTAAAGCTCAGGGTCTCACGAACGCTCAGGTTGGCGATAAGCTGGGTGTCCAACCCGATACCATTAAGAAGGCGCTCAAGCGCCTGGGGGAGCGCCTGGGAGGGCTATCAACGATAGAGATTGTCTATCATCTGGCGACAATGAGTATCATTTGAAACCGACACAGTGCGCTTGTGCTGCTCTGCGCACTGCGCTAAAGTCATACATAGTAATCAGTAAGACATAAACACAAACAGAAAAAGGAAGCACAATGGCAAGGTTCAATCCACCATCCTATGAAGAATGTTACCTGCATCAGCTGCAACTGCTGGTCGATCAGATGATGGCAACCGGCGTCGAAAGCGACCGCACCGGTACGGGCACGGCACGTCTTTTTGGGGCGCAATTACGCTGTGACCTGCGCACCGACTTTCCACTGCTGACCACCAAGAAGGTGTTCACTCGCGGCATCATCGAGGAATTGCTGTGGTTTTTGCGCGGTGAGACCAACAACAACACGCTGAAGGAAAAGAGCGTCAATATCTGGAATGAATTTGCAGCGCAAGACGGCGAGTTGGGGCCGATTTACGGCGCTCAATGGAAAAACTGGGGCGGCATCGGGATTGATCAGATTGCCGGACTGATTGATCAACTGCGCACCAATCCTGAATCCCGGCGCATGATTGTCAGCGCCTGGAATCCTGACGTTTTACCGGTTTCTTCGCTTTCCCCATCGCAAAACGCCGCAGCTGGTAATCAGGCGCTGCCACCGTGTCACACGCTATTTCAGTGTTTCGCGCAGAAGATGAGTCACGGCGAGCGCTTGCACTGGGCGCTTGAAAAGCTCGGTGAGGACGTACACGAAGAAGCGAAGGCACCGTCGCCCGGGCGCGACACCTTTCTTGATGAATGCTATGTGCCTCGATATTACCTGGACCTGCAACTGTACCAGCGCAGTGCGGATTGGTTCCTGGGTGTGCCCTTTAACGCGGTAAGCTATGCGCTGCTACTGAAGATGCTGGCGTACCACGTCAATATGGAGCCACGTCACTTCATTCATACATTCGGTGATCTGCACCTGTACTCGAACCATGTCGAGCAGGCGCTAGAACAGCTAAGGCGGGAAATCGTGCCGCAAAAGCCCAATATTGCGTTGATTTATGAGCCCACGCTGGCACTGGATCAGGTCATGGCGGACTTCTTCGAGGTACAGCGCTACCACCCACAACCCGCCATTAAAGCACCGGTTAGCGTCTGATGAAGTCTTTTTACGGCCAAAAAAATTGCAAAGGGTCTGGCCATATAAGGGCAGTGCCGGATCATCAACTGCAAGCCGCTCGCTGCGTCACGGTATCGCGGGGTGACAGTATTGGTCACTTCGCGGTGCATATCGAAGTGCCAACAGGGGAGAAGATTCGAGTCAGTCACGATTTAACCTTTCAGGCAGCCAATGAACTCAAAGAGCGCTACCTGCAGCGCCGGTTCTACCTGCAATTTGAACACTCACAGTCACAGTAAAAGGCGCAGTATGAAAGATATTCCGATTATTTTGATTGCCGCAATGAACAATCTCGGCTATATCGGCAACGATGAGGGCGATTTGCTGATCAGGTGCAATCGTGACTTGCAAAGCTTTAAAACGCTGACCAAAAACAGCGTGTTGATCATGGGGCGCAAAACCTATGAGTCGCTGCCCAAGAAGCTGCCGGATCGCTCTGTCGTGGTGGTGTCCAAAAGTCGCGACCTGAAGCACCCGACAGGCGTCACGCGCAATGACTTTCTACAGGTGGGCGACCCGGATAACGCGATAAATGCGGCGCACCGTCTGGCTGAGCTTCAGGGTAAACAGGCGATCGTCATTGCCGGTGGCACTGAAATTTACCGGCATTTTATGTGGGAAGCGGAGCACTTCTTTTTGACACGCTTCGACGATGACAGCATCGGCGGGGCGCGCTTTCCGACCGAAGCATTTGATCAGATGCTTCACGACAACCGGCTGGCTCAGGTGGACGGCTCTGAATTTTACGACGGCAATATGAAGGTCCACTTTGAAAGTTACGATCTGACGCCCTGCATCGAGACGGTCATTGGTGATTTTGTCAAGCTTGCCAACGGTACGTACTTTCGTCTGTCGCAACTGCAAACGGTCGTCGCGCAAAAAGATAGTGTGTTTCTCGGCGGCAACGGGGTCGGCTTTCATGTCGGCAATGACGAAATGAATCTCGATCATCTTCTAAGGGAGTTGGACAATCTGTTTGAGCAAGAAGCGGTAATGCGTCCCTCGCCGGTTCGCAAGGTACCTGAACCGGCACTATCTCAAGAGGAAATGGAGGCACTGCGTCAGCCATATTCCGTTACTCACTCTGGTTAAAATCAATAGGAGAGACCCATGAAAAAGCAAAAGCAATCCAGCACACATGAAATGGTTACAGAGTTTCACCAGGTCTTTGGCCACCCGGTAGAGTCGGCGCCGCTTACTCCTGACATTAAGCAAATGCGCTTTCGCGCGCGCTTTTTGCTGGAAGAAATGAGCGAGCTGATTGAGGCCATAGGCGCGCGTCACGCCAAGAACAAGCACCTGTGTCGCGCCGTTGATTTGATTGATCATGCCCGCGATCAGATTGAAATGGCGAATGACTATGAATTTGACGACGTGGATTTGGTAGAAGTCGCAGACGCGCTGGGCGATTTGGACTATATCACCAGCGGCGCAGCGCTGACCTTCGGTATTCCACTGCCCCAGGTGGTCGCGGAAATTCACCGCTCCAATATGACCAAGCTCGGCGAAGACGGTCAGCCGATTTACAACGACGAGGGCAAGGTGGTTAAAGGCCCGGGCTTTGAAAAGCCTCAGTTGACGCCGATTATCTTCCCCGAAGACGCAAAGGAAGTCGCCGAATGATTGGACTCGCTGGCGCACACCGCACCGGCAAAACCTCCTTAGCCCGGGAATCTGCCCGCGCTTTGGGGCTTTCTTTTGTCGAGACTTCCGTATCCAGTGTGTTCGAGACGCTGGGTGTTGATCCGGGTCAACCGATGGACTTTCAGACGCGGCTGATGGTGCAAAGCGTCGTACTGAAGACGTGCATCGAGCAGTGGGGCGATCAGAAAGGCAGCTTCATTACCGATCGAACGCCGATTGATATGCTGGCTTACACAATGGCCGATATTCAGGGCGATACGCTGGATAGCGCCAGTGAAGCGATCATGGCGCACTACACGCGCAGCTGCATCAAGGCGGCGAATGATTATTTCGGACTGATTGTACTGGTGCAGCCAGGGATTCCTTTAAAGGCAGAATCGGGAAAGGCAGCACTTTCTGCGGGCTATATCGAGCATTTGAACGTCATCATGGCCGGTCTATTGATCCGCAGAGACCTGATGACCAATGGGGTTTTCCTGAATCGGGAAACGCTGGACATGGAAAGGCGTATCAACGGTGTGCGCCATGCCTACAATCGCGCAATCGCAACGGGCACAAAGCAGGGTCAGGAAGTTTTTACCTTGCACTAAAAATGCCTGAGCCTGACGTGTAGCGCCTTAGCATCAGCGTTAATATCAATCATCAGCATCAAACACCACGCACAATCAGTAAGAGGATAGACAGGTGGACACACGCGCTATTCAAAATGACATCAACAAGGCTTTGGGGCTTGTCGCCAAGCGTCACGGTATCGCATTCAGTCTGCAATTGAACCGATGCACCGGTAACGTGCTGAGCGCCGCGTTGACAATGAGTCAAGAGGTTAGCGGTGACTACGCGCAATACCTGGCGCATGCGGATCATAAGACAGAGCAGGGGCATAACTTCTACAAGAGGCGTTATCCCGGGCTGTGCGATGACATGCTGGGCATGGTATTTGTCGTTGACGGTTGTCGCTGGATTTACTGCGGCTGCAAGATGAGTCGCCCCAAGTACCCTGTTTGCATGATCAGGGTTGACGGCACTTCGTATTCACTCAGAAAAGGCACGCTGTATCACCTGAAAAAGATGATCGAGCAGTATGCGCCTGAAAAAGAGCGCCTGAGCAAGCAGCGCGTTGACAGAGCGATGAATGAAGTTGATCCGATGCTGAGCGATGAGGCGCAATTCTGATGACGGACTTATCCGGTAACTATGTGTACGACTGTCAGGAAGAACTCAATCGCAAGACGTATGAGGCGCTTGAGTTGCTCGATCAGCAGCACCGCAGTGGACGCATGAGTGACAGCGCGTATCGCGGCGCTCTGGAGGGGGTCGATCTGTGCACGCGGGGATTGACACCAGAAATGTACTCACTGGCGATCGACAATGAAATCGGCAATCTGCCTGAAAAAGACAAGCTCACTTCGATTTGGGCAGCGGCCAATGCGGTCTACCTGATCAGTATGAATGTTGGCGACGACTACTTCATCGTGCGCACCATACCGGCAGGTGAGGGCAAGAAAATCGTCAGAGGCGAAGACCTGGATACCGTGAAAGATGCCGTGCGCAAGTTTCACAAGTTTGAAGCAAAACTCAAAGCCAACGGCTATCGACAATTATAAGGAGAACATCATGCCAAGCGTTAAACTGAACAAGGCGCAGAAAAAAGATTTTTGCAATCACATGGCGAACAAGCTGTTCAAGCGTCAACTGGATGCCATCACTGATGAGATTACGGGCATGGCCGAACCCATGACGCGGGTTTTAGCCACGCCGAAGCAGATTGAGGCCAGTGCGGCACTTCCCGACACGATGCTCTGCAAGGTGCGGTCATTTACGATTAGCCTGACGATTGTTCACCAGAGTAAATGGAGGTTTAAAACGTTTTGTATCGACCTGCCCCAATTAACGCCAGTGCCTTTTAACGGCTTTAGTAGTGGGCCTGCAGCGTTGGTCATGGGTTACAGTCGCTATGTCAATATCGACAATTTACCCCACTGGTTAACGGAGGCGGGCAAGGATATTATCTTGTCGCAATTTTCACCGCTACTTGAGAGTTATGGCAAAATCTGCAAAGAGAAAATGGATTTTGAGGAAAGCCTGAGCACGCGCATGGCACAGGTCAGCACACTCAATAAGCTCAAAGAAGCCTCTGCTGAGTTGCACGATGAGTGGGTCGCTTACTTCGGTGATGCAGTGAACACGCCACCGGCTGTGATCTTCGATGACGTGCTGAAAGTCATGGCGCAACAAAAGCAGGCAAACGCATGATCATCGGCGGCATCGATTTGGAAACGACCGGGCTCAAGCAGGAGGACGGCCACCGCATCGTTGAAATTGCCCTGGCGATGTACGACACCAAGAACGGCATCGACTTTCGCAAGCTGGGTAAAACCTGGACACAGCGGATCAATCCCATGCGCACCATCGATGCCGGCGCCCAGCAGGTGCATGGCATCGCTATCACCGATCTCAAGGGCTGCCCCGAATGGCGTGAGGTTGCGGCCAAGATAAATAAGCTAATCTCGGCCTGTGATGTGATGGTAGCCCATAATGCAGGTTTTGATATGCCTTTTCTTGCACTGGAGTTGGTCAGAGCGGGCTTCGATATGCCCGAATTCGACTACTTCTGCACGATGGAGAACGGCAGACAAGCGACAAGCATGGGCAAGCTGCCCTCGCTTGCGGAGCTTGCCTGGGCATTTGGACTCTACTACGACCCCAGTGAAGCCCACGCAGCCAGCTACGACATTGATCTGACGATGAGTTGCTTCTTTCTCGGTCTTGAGCAGGGCGTCTTTAGCGTTCCCAAGTTGGACTCGTTAAAGCAAGCAGCTTAGGGAGTGCGTTAATTTGCAGTGGGCGAATTGCTGCCTGGTTATTACCGCCATGATCACCGTGCTCTACTGTCGTTTGTCGAGTGCAGATGACGTGAAGCTCTACACCGGCGCAGTCTCGCAGCACTTTGTCGAGCCAGAGCCCGATGAAGATAACTTCAACAGTGATCACCGCCTGATCGCCTTGCAGTATGACTGGCTCTACGCGGGTTACTTCGAAAATTCATACTACCGGGATACGGTCTTAGTGGGAGGAATTTGGGAAAGGCCAGCTTTGCAAAATGTTACGGCAGTCCTGAGTGGTGGTATCAACTACGGCTACACAGACTGTCTCAAGGGTGTCAGACAAAACGCCAGACAAGAAAGCAAGCGCATTTGTCCTTACGTCATTGGCGGCTTGTACTACGATCAATACACGGCCCAACCCGGGCTTTTAATCACCCCTCACTATGTCGCACTGAGTTTGCGATGGGAGTTTGACCTATGAGTTTGTCCCGATCATTAACAGCAATGCTGGAAATTTACAAGCCAGTCGTGTTTCCCGGCTTCAAGAAGAATATGCTGTACGCCTTCAGCTTGTTGGTGGCCTACCCGACAATATTTTTGTCACCCGTTTGGAGCATGCTGTTTCATTTTGAAGCGAGCAGCATACTGGCGAAGTTATCGGCGGTGACTGTCGCTCTGCTGCATCTGATCCTATCCCCGTTGCTCGTTCTTTATGCGCTTGCACTACCGTTTTTTGGCTGTCGTTTGTACCTGCACTCACCTGCCGCACAAACAATTTCAGACATTGAGCAGCAGATGCGAGACAGCAATCAGGCGAACTGAAAATAATTTGCAGCCGTAGGAGCACCGCCTGCTGAGCTTTCGTAAAGTGTGAATTGTCGAGAGACAAAACGCACGCAAAACACAATCAAAAGGTGAAACACCATGGCACATTCAAACGCGCAAACTGCAATTCCTGATAGCGAAATTTTTGGTAACGATGACGACTTTCTGTCCGAGCTTGAAGCGGAGCTGAACGCCTCAGAAGATTCTGAGCAGCCTGAAGTCGAAGAAGTCTCCGGTGACGAGATTGTTGCCGAAGATGATCATCTGGAAACAGATGCTGACAAGCTGAAAGCGTCTGATACTGACAAGAAAGCAAGCAAGTCAAAAGCCAAAGCGAAGCCAAAGAAGAAAGCAGAAAAGCAAGCGACAGAGACAGAGACAGAGACAGAGACAGAGACAGAGAAGACGACCGACACCGAAGTGAGCAAGTCAACACCGACCAAGCGTCAGTCGCTGTCCGGTCTACCACCGTCGATCGCCCTGCATACCGCGCTTGGTGATCGGATTTACGACGCCTGCGTTGTGAATCAGGCGCAGATTGAATCGGATTATGAAGCGCGCCAGCTTTCTGTTGATACCTTTTTGGTGGAGAACGTCGATAATCTCGCCAAGAAGGTGAAAGAAAAGGCAGTCAATTTGTTTCAAGCAGTCGCCGGTCAAGCAACACTGTCGGTCTACACACGCATTGCTATCGACATGCTGGCAGAAAACAAGCAGCTGTCCGGTGTCAATCTCAAGAGCAAGTACCTGTCGCGTCCGTATTCGCCGGGTACGTCTTCCGCGCAGAGCAGTCAAATGATGAAGCTGCTACCGGCACTGGAGATTGCAACACGCGAGGGCAATATGCTGGTGCTCAATGAAGACAGTCCACTTGTTGCAGCGCTTACCGAGTAACGCGAGTTGTGCGTCAGGCGCTCTACGGAGCGCCTTTTTCGCGCTCAATCTAAGGGAGCTTCGACGCACACAGAGCGTCTGTGAAAGACGTTTGAAAAAGCTGCACCAATGTACCAGTAAAGATTGAAAACACCGGGTAGACGCTCTCACAGTGCATGATTTTGAGCCTCGTCAGCTCGCGCAGATGCATTACGCGCTGCCCTGTGTATACTGACCGATAAGTAAGAGCTAGACTAAACACGAATCACAAACAGCATAAAAGGAAAATACCATGTCTCAACGCCATATTGAGCTCGTTGCCTGTCTGCACAATGCACGCCTGGGTCAAGCCCTAATCTACGTGCGCGCCGGTGATCGCTTTTACCGCCTCAATAAAGTCGCCAAGAATCCGCTGAATTACCTCAGTCTCGGCTCGCGAGACGCCTGTGTGACAGATGCGCGCACCATTACGCGCTATGCACCGGGCTATCTCTACTACGATGCGATCAATAATGCACCGCTGAGCCAGCTTCAGCTGGAGCGCATGGTGATGACAATGCAGGCGATGGGGCACTTAAGCGATGAGCAGCAAGCGCAAGCGTGATTTAGTGACGTCACAGGATGCAGTCGACAGGCTTCTGGGAAAGCTTGACTACCCTGAGAAGATTCATAATGGCACCAGTTATCAGCAGCCGTGTCGCGCGCCAAGCTGCGGCAAGCTTGTTTTATACAAGCACACTGTCAATGGTTACTGCCTGGCTTGTGTCGAAAAGGCCAAGCAGGTGAGGCTGCAAAGACTTAGGGCTGAAAAAAAAGCGCGCGAGGATGCGACAATCTATGACAACAATGATTACGGAGTATTCTGATGCTCGGTCCAAAGCAGGTCGCCAAATACCTGAAAGAATACGAAAATCTTTGCCTGTCTGAAGCCGATGCTTACAATCGAAAAACCGATAACGCGATCACGGTGACAGAGGCGAAAGATTCAGGCTTGATCACCTACAAAACCTTCGAAAACTTTCTGGATATGAAAGACCCGGAGCGCGTCACGCGTCGGCGTCAAAAAGAGCTACAGGTGCAGCGCCGCGAGAACTTCATCAGCAGGCCATTAAGCGAGCGTCTGTATTGGATTGCGCTGTCAGAGCTGAAAGGCTGCTTGCGCGTACACGCGGGCAATCTTCAAGAGATTGAGGACGCCATGGAGATCGAAATGGAATCGGAAGAAACAGGACTATTCTAATGAATGCACCACTGCGAACCTGGGCACGTTCTGCCTGCACGAACTACTTGGTGAACGAGCCTGATCACATCGAGGCGATCACTCACTATGGCTTTTCACCGGAGAGCATCATCATACCGGGGTGTGGCGACGGCACTGAAGTCAACGCAATGGCGCGTGCGGAGCCGCATCGTCAGTTTTACGGCATCGATAAGAATGAAGATTACATTCGAGTCGCTAAAGCAGGCGCACCGGGCAATGCTCACTTTGACTGCCTGGAATTTTCGTCACCCTGGGTTATCATCGGTGGTGGCGGCTTCAAGTATGACACGGCGATCATTGCCGGGGTGTTCAGCTATATCGATGCGCACACACGCGGGCAATTGCTTAAAAGGCTCAAGACAAAGCTGGCTGATAAAGCACAGATACTGATTCGCGTCTGCAACCGGTCAGTTTGGGCCGAGCGTCTGATCTACCGGGACATGACGAAAGACTGCACCGACGAAGATCAGGCGTTTCGCATCGTTCAATTAATTGCCGACGTGCATCCATCTGCCTCTGTGCGTGACTTCGGGCGCTTACTGATACGTCACAGGCCACTGCAGCACCATTTTCTCTGGCAGCCGTCGTTTGAGCCTTCTTACGATTGGGAAGTCGAAGACACCATGGCGAACTTCGGCTTTGATCCGGTACACTGTTGCACTGCACCCTTTGCGTTAGACAATGCAGTGGGCGCAATCACTGATGAATCACGATGGCACTTGTACCACAGGGGATAATCAAAAATGGCCGTGAGCCGTTGCACTATTACCGGGATCGATTACTGGAAAGTCTACCGCTATTGGGGCGACAAGCCGGCCCAGCGGTACTTTCGTGTCGATAAACCTAACGCCCGCGAATCACTGAAAAAGGCAAACGCCGAAGACCAATCGCTGCGTAGCCGGCAGCGTGCCTACCTTACTCGACAGGTCTTTGACTTGGACTATCACATTCTCGATGACGGCAAGTTGCGCGGGGTACGCCGGGTCACGGTCATTCGTGAAGGGCGCAACCCCAAAGAAGCCTTTGCCGTGCGCATCAAGCTGCCCTGGGAGACAAAGCCGGCGTTTACCAGCGTCAGCATCGACAGGCACGGCGTTGATGCCGCCTTTGATCGTGTCGTTCGGTATTATTGTGACGTGTACGGTTTCGATGAGCGCTCTGAAATGCGCTCAGCGCTGCGGGAATGCGTTGGTGCATACAAGACACGCATTAGACTACAAACACTGTCACAGACGCTGCCAGAGCGCGAGAGCAACGATGACGACTGGGCAGCTGCAATGGAGCGCGAGATCGCAGCGTACAAGCCGCGAGACAGGAAGACGATTAGCGGGCGTTAGGAAAGGCGAGCTTTTAAGCGCCTGGCGCCGGTGTATCTCTGCCTTGCTGACGTTGCGACACTGAACATGAAGTCACAAACACCAACGGGGTTTTAAAATGAGCGATTCAGAGACATTGCAGCCAGTCTACGGCTACAGCGACGTAATCGGTATCAATGCGCAGGTACACCCTCAAGAAGCAATGACTTTTGAAAATCTGCAAGCCGCTGAAAGTCAGTTTCGGATCGAGGCGCGACAGCACTTTCAGATCAACGATCGAGAATTGATCTTGCGCCTGTTCAAAGGTGAGCCTGACGGTGATGAAGATAAATACGGCTACGACGATGAACCGGATTTTATTCTCATTGCGCAGCTTGGCTACGGCAATGATTTCGAGATTGTGAGGGAACTATGATGACGCTTGATCGGTTAGAAGACATTGAAGAATGGGTCACAAAAATAGGCAATCTGCGCCGACAGATTGAAGCGCTGAAAGACTTTAAGGCGAATCAGTCGATCGAGCTTGTACAGCTTTACGCGAGAGACGGCGATACAGATGCCCCCATTTTTACCTTGCCTACTTCTGAAACTGTAGGCGATCAAATCATTGATGCGACTATTGATGCCCTTGATGCAGAATTGAAAGTCGTCGTGAGTAATTTTAAATCGACAACAGTGGACTTGGAGTGACTCAGGCGACTCACAACGTCACCATCTTTACGGATGCCAGTCATTGTGAGCGGACAAAGGCTGGTGGTGGTGCGTACTGGGCGCGGGATAGTGACTGCAAGATCAGCCGGTCTTTTACGATTGACAACGCGCTACAGGCGCATGAAGCAGAGTTGATCGCGGCTTGTCGTGCGATCATAGAGTGCATTCAGCACAAAGACCTGGGCAAGCGCCTTCGCGATGACAAGCGAGGCATGATGATACTGGTAGTCGATTGCCTGTTCGTCAAACAGGCGCTGGAGTGGCGTGAGTTTAAAAATGGGCAGAAAGCGCGCATGCCTAAAATGAGCGCCGAGCTGTTTGCATTTTCGGGCAAGGTTCGGGATTTGATAAGGCGTGGTAATTTTGACCTGAAGATCAATCACGTCAAGGCGCACAACAGCGATGGCAAGCCGCGAACCTGGGTTAATAACTGGTGTGACAAGGCAGCGCGAAGGCAGATGCGGGAATTGCGAAGTCAACGCAGCCAGGCAAAAATAGAATGCAGGTGCGCAAAAGGTCATGCCAGTGAGATTGACGGGTTATGCAGATTCTGCCGGGAGAAGCTATTGAGTCGTGCAGAGGCTAAACGCGCCGGTGTGAAAACGAGAGGCGATGGTATCACTTTAGAGGCTTACCATCACGCCTGTAGCCAGAAATGATCACCCACGTCACAAGCGTCACACTGTATCTGAAGTCACAAACACCATGAGGATTTTAAAATGATCGTAGAGAGAATGAAAAGCCGCTACATCGAGCAATGCGAGCAGCGCAACTTGCCGGAGCTTTCCCTTGCTGACCTCGAATTGCAGTTGATTGCAAGCATAGAGGGTGAATCGTGCAGCATTGACCCCAGCATGACGGAGGAAGAAAAGACGGAAAATCTAAGCTGGCTGAGACGTTTCAAGGTCGTCGTTGATCGCGTCATGGCTGAAGAAAAAGTGATTCAGGTTCTCTGTGTTGAGGCGTTCAAAGCGGGCTATGTTTTCGATAGCGTCAATGATGGCGAAGAATTGCACAGCGTCTCTGGTTGCAGCATCGCTAATTGCATCGATTTGCTAACCGCTGTCGATGAATCCGCGATTACCTTTAAACGCAAGCAAGGCGGTCAACCCATTACCTTTCACCTTATTTTTGGCAACAGCGCCGAAGAACTGATCGCGGATCACACCGATCGCCCGCATGCGGAGCTCATCTGGCAAGCCGTGCAACAGAGAATCTGATTTGCTTGCCAGTATCGCAGTGCCTTGTTGCTGCTGCGATACTGAATCTGAAATCAAAACACAATCAAGAAACAGGTGAAAAAATGTCAACAATCACAATTCACGCCGGGGATTTCGCAAAAGGTGCTGGCAGCGGCTTAGGTTGGGGAGGTCTTCAACTCAGAAGGCAAAGAAATAAATTTGGGTGCGAGCTAATCTCATTAAAAGAACTACAGACGGTTGAAATCGCAACCGAAGAAAGCGTGAAGAAAGTAGGGGGCACTGTCGGCTGGGGTACTGCGGGCGCTGTACTGCTGGGGCCAGCGGGCATGCTTGCCGGGTTGCTGCTCGGCGGCAAGAAGAAAGAGGTCACGTTTGTGGCTGAGTTTAAAGACGGTCGCAAATTTATGGGCACCACTGATAGCAAATCCTACACCAAGATAAAGGCGGCAACTTTTAAGTGATACTTTTTGGAGCGCACTATGAATGCATTAGGCATTGATGTAGACACCAGTGGCAAGCGTGAAATTATTCGTCGCCTGGCGAGACTCAAATCTGTGCATAGCGTTGAAGACGGCGGTATGTATCGCGAAGACCGCAGTTATTCCCAAATTCACGTAGTCACCACGATGACCGAAGACGAGCTTGATGACTGGCTGTACAAATATAGCCCTTGCGATTACGTGGGCGTTTTTGAAATGCACCAAGACGGGTAGAGCTTCGCCCTCAGATGATTGCCCGCGTCACAAGCGCAATACTGTATCTGAAGTCACAAACACCAATGGAGCGCACTATGAATCCCGAAATGAAATTACTTCAGGCTCATGAGCGCCTGGCTATCGCTTATCTGTGCGTCAATGCTGTTCAAGCGGGCTACAGTGTTCACCGGGTCTGTGATGAAGAAGGCTGTACCAATGTCAGAACGTCTGACATTGGCGAGATGGTGAATCTGGCAATCGCAACTGAGTTTAGCACTATTCAGTTTCGCCGCAGCGGTGACGCGCGCTGGATTGATTTTTGCCTGATCTTTGGCAACAGTCTTGAAGAACTGATTGCCGATCACACCGACAACGCCGATGCGCAAGCGATTTACGAACGCACGTTGGCTGCTATCGCTAAAATACCGCGTGAATTGGAGAGCGTCATGCAAGAGCCAACTAACGAGCAATACCGAAAAGCGGCGCGAGAAATTGTACTTGAAGGCGGCTAAACAGAGGTTGATGAAGATGCCGCTGTAGGCAAAGGATATGATCACGGCGCTTACGTGCAAGGCTGGGTCTGGGTCAGTGTAGTAGAGGCACTGAGAGAATCTGATGAGTGATTTAACAGGGCGATGGTTAGTTAAGCGATCACGCGGGCGCGTCGCTATTAAAGTCGAAAAGCGGCTTCCTGACGACGTGCCGGGTGAATGGTTTTTTCGATGGAGGTGGGCGACGGAAGCAGACTTGATGGAGTTGGGGTTTTACGGCGACCCAAAGTCACCAGTGAGGGGGTTTCTTAGTGAGTAAATTCAACGGGCTTGTGATGCTCTGCGGCGTCGCTCTTGTGTGTGCCCTGCTTGCGACACCGGCTCAATCGACAGAACGGCTCTATGACGAGCAGGGGCGCTACCAAGGGCAGGTACAAGATAACGGGCGCCTCTATGACGAGAAAGGCGAGTATCAGGGGCGTATAGAAAGGCAGCGTTTTTATGATGAAAGCGGCGAGTATGAAGGTCGCATCGAGCAGGATGAAAGCGATTACGACTCAGGCTCTGTTGAGGATTTCTACGATGAGTACGGTGGCAGTGACGACGGCACCAGCAACGATGACTGGTAGCCATAGCAGATCAGCCGGTGCTGTCTTGTCATAATGATCTTGAAGTCAAACAGACACCAAAAGAGAGCACTAACCATGCAATTACAAAATGCGCTTGAACTCATCAGCAACGTCGAAAATGCCGATATGCTAGACAACGAAGACAATGCCGAGTTTCGCAAAGGGCTGACACCTGATCAGCTATACGTGTTACGCCTGCACTACCAGCTCGACCATTACTTTCTGATAGCTATCAGAAAGCCGGGTGTCATTCCCAGTATCGACTATATTCGTTTCGAAATCGAAATCGCAACCGCCATTTACGATGAGATTCACAGAATCGACCCGGAGTATACACCGACCACTGATTTTGACTGCACCTATGGCAGCATGGGGTCGCCCTGGGTTGAGTCCGTAGCAACGCCTGAAGAATTCGTCTTCATGTGCCTGTCATTCGACTGCGAATGCGACGAGCGCACGTATGACGCCACTTGCGAACCTGAAATCAGAGAGCTTGCAGCGACTGCGGCAGAGTTGAACTTCACCACCATGCGCGACGACCCGGAGAGATTCTTTCCCGTTGATGAAGACGACTGCGACCCTGCAATCATCCGTCGCTTCGTGCAAGAAGCATTCGAAAAGGCTGCATAGTTAAAAAGCGAGTGCCTGCGGTGCTACGCCGCAGTGCGCTTGTCATAATGATCGTGAAATCACACAAACACCACAGCGAGACACATTATGAACGCAAACATTTACACCCCGGGCGAGCTCCGTATTCTGCAATCTGCGAACACCATCATGGAGCGCAAGATGCGACAGTACGACGTTGCCCTGACGCGACCCGAAGATACGATGCACTACCTGCAAAACAAGATTGGTAGCAACGACAGTGAAATGTTTTACGGGCTGTTTTTGAACAACAGGCACCGCGTCGTTGAATTTGCGCAAATCTCATCCGGTACGATTGACGGGGCTGCTGTCTACCCGCGTGAAGTCGTCAAGCAAGCGCTTGCCGCTAACGCAGCGGCAGTGATCTTCGCGCATAATCACCCCAGCGGCAATCCTGAACCCAGTCAAGCCGACGTTACTATTACCAAGCGTCTCAAAGAGGCACTCGCGTTACTCGACATTCGTGTTCTGGATCACATTGTTGTCGGTCACGCTCGCTGTATCTCACTCGCTGAAAGAGGACTCATCTAATGACACCAAAACAATTCAATCAGTGGCTCGACACCTTCATTCAGGAAAAGGGCATCGACCCGGAGCAGTCTTTCGAGATTGAAGGAGAATCCGGCACCAACTACATGACCTACGAGAACGTCATCGAAACGCTCAAGCAGGTTGACAGTGGTGAGCAATTTCTATTCTACGAAAGAGTCGTGCGCCTCGATTTTTACAATCAGCCCATCGAGCCCTTTCTTGAACACCTGGCACAAGCCATCGCAATCTAAGCAAAACAGGAGCAAATCATGGGCACTAAAGCCATTATTGAAGTAGCAGGCATCGACTTCGCATCCGTCTATCAACACTGGGACGGCGACCCTGATCACACAATGCCCTGGCTGAAAGCATTCAATAATAAGTTTACAGACGATCGCGGTGATGACCCGGCATACAAGTTCGCTCAGCTTTTGCGCGCCAAAGCTTTCGACCTCGACGACAGTCTATACACCGGCTGGGGCGTCGTGCCTTTCAATGCACAAATGGGCCAAGAGTACACCTACACGCTATACGGCGACGGCACTGTTGCATTCGTCGCTCACAACGAAGATACAGACTTAACTGATCAAGGACTCATCAATTATGACGCTGTTTTCTAAATAA